CTCCATTGCGCGTAATGCTTCGATCTTTGTCAGTGTACTGAATCTATGTCCAACATAAACATCAGTTTCTTCCCAACCATCAGAGCCCTCACGATAAATTTGAATTAAAGCGGCGGGGTCGTCCTCCTCTCCATTGATTACGACATCCGTATTGGGGACTTCGATCTGGCCATCACGGACAATTCTGGTGATTTTGCCTTGAGCAGTGCCGCCAGAAGAACTCCAGCGAACAAAATTGCCAACCGTTAATCCGTCAGGTTCAGCCCGTGATTCGTTTTCCATTGAGCGATCCATAGATTCAACAATTCGATCTGACCATGTTTTACCAGCATCTCCGCCCCAAGCAGCCCAAGCGACACGACCTGGGGAAGGGTAACCCTCCTCTCCAGGGCTAAACCCCTCAGCTTTTTTGTCTACTTCATGGCGAGCAAACCATGCGCTCATTGCAACGATGACATCATCGCTAAGCTCGTTCCCACTCAAAATTTGAGTAGCACGACGCGCAGCGACTTCAGTGCCGCCTTTCTCTCCTTTTGATTTCCAGCCTCTATAACGTTGCGCCTCTTCGCGCATACCCTCAGTTGGCATTGCAGGCATTACTCAGCTTCCTCCGGTGGCTCTTCAATGATGTCACGATCAAGTTCAACATTAAGATCTGCGGCTACTTGCTGCTCTCTAGAGAACTCAGTCAAGTTGTCGTAGAAATCACCGCCAAGCTTCGCGACAATCTGAGCCTTTGTCATATATCCAGCCTGTTCCATCTGGCGATAAGCCTTGGCTTCTTTCAATGGGTCAACCCAATCCCAACCTCGTGCCATCCATCGTGGACGGTCATAACGCTCAGGACGTGAGTCGTAATCATCAAACGGAAGCTCACCCGCTAAAACAGCAAGATTCAACCATTCACGGAAGACCCGATTATGGAAATTTTCAATCAAATAAGACTGAATAACCTTCCAATGCTCGCGATCTTCAAGCAAACTCAGTCTGCTGCTGCTGTAGTTCGTCTCACTGAAGTCGCGACTAAGAGTCTCATAACTACAGCCAAAACCTGACGCAAAACGCCGAACCTTGTTCTTTACGAACATCTCGTACTGCTGATCAGGTGAACTGATGTTTGGCACCTCAATTCCTTGACCCGGCTCCAAATACTTCCACATGCCAGGCTGAAACTCACTAATTCTCTGCTCAGCTTCAACGTCGTCACCATCAAGCTCTCCCTCAGGACTTGTAACAAATCCCATTACTGACGCGCCAGCGCGAGCGCGAATCACAGCGGCTTCCTCGTAGCCCTGTAACTGATGAGCATCAGCCATTACTGAATGGAACCAAGGAACACCGCGATGTTGTTGGGGACGTTCAGGGATAAACAAATGAATTACGTCTTCTGCAGGCAGAAAAACATGCTTTTCACCTTTCTGAGGTGCATTTTGGAACCAATAGTCGCCAGGATGGCGAGTTAAGAACGCATAACGAACCGGACGACCCCATTCATTAATTTCAACTCCCATCCTCCACTCGTTTAATTTCGCAAGAGTTGGCCCTTGGTACTCCTCATCTAAAACATCAGATTCGATCATTTCGAGGGCTAGCGGAACCCTGCTGCCACCAAATGAACGCCGAATGATGCGAAACAATGCTTCTCCTGACTCAGGCAAAGCACCTGTCGCCAGCCATTCCATCATGTGAAAAGTGTGCCGACCTGAAACATCGCAATATTGAGCCCTAGTCCAAAGGTGCCACTTCTCTTCAATAAGACGATTGATCGCTTCACTTCCCTTTCGACCACGAATCTGCTGAACTTGAGACTGAATCTTTATCCCGCTACCAACAACATTGACTTGAGTTGTCCGCTTGGCTTGCTTCGCATACGGATTATTCCGCACCATCTCACGCGAACGATCGCGCAACTTACTCAAACTGTTGCGAATCTCAGCATCAGCACTTGAGCGGGTGCTCATCCAATCGCTAGTAAGACGCGAAACAATTGCGCCTGCATAGTTCCGACGACGACGAGGTAAATCGCGTTGTAAAGGCTGCAGCCCGAGCCTTTTTAGAAATTGTGTACGGAATCCCATCAGCCTTGGTTAAATCGAACGTAAAGATTGTGAGGATCGCCAAGACCAGAAGCGATCAGCTTGGCTTTATTCTCCCTAGCCACAATAGACTTCAATCTTGACTCAAGTTCTATTAATTCCGAAAGGTCATAACGCTTTAAATTACGAGTTCCGATTTTGTACTCAGAAACAGCGCCACCAGCCACGATGGACCTAACAGCTGCTTTTACAGCATCCAAATCTTTCTGAGCCTGCGTTCTCCCGTCAAAAGCTCCAGGCGTACCCGTATACGCCAATGACGGACGGATCTCAATCTGCCCTCGGCTGTACTCCTGAACAGTGTTATTACTGGTTTTTGTCAGGACAGCCTGGAAAAACCAGCTAGGGCTTGGATTCACTACTGCAGTTACAGCAGCTGTCAAAGTCGTTTTCCAGCCGCTGTTATAAGCAACTGCTGTTGCTGTTAACGCCTGCGCATTTGTATTAAGGCGGAAATAGTAAACGAGGCTATGAGTCGAGCTGGTTACAGCGTCGCCAAACACGTCAACAGTCTCGGCATCAACCCATACCGCATCCACGCCGCTTGTTATGGATGGAAGGATTGCCATCTACAAACACGTCACTTGATATTGAGCATTCTAACTCTTACCACTGATTAACGAAACTCTTTTGAGCTTGTTTTGCCGAAGCCGAACGCTTCGCCTGTTTCTTTTCCTCTGGTGATTTTTCCATCTGGTCCCATAGGGTTCTCCGATCCTTGATCTGGTACACGCGATTCAACGCTGCATATGCGTATACAAGTTCGTCTAACGCCTCGTTTCTTGCGCTGCTTTTCTTTACCCAGATTCGCTCAGGAAATCCATTCCTGAATCGAAGCACCTGCTTCTCAGCAGTTAATTCTTCAAAATAGTCATTGTCAACTGTTGGATAAAAATGCAAATACCCTGGGCCGACATCGTTGTGCTTCAATCTGCCGAATAGCAGTGACTTGATCGTGTCCGATCCAACAGGGAAAACCTGAGCCCCTTTCTTGAGGGTTTTACCTTGCGCGTTTAGGTCTACCTTGCTTGCTTTACCGATAGGCGGCTTATTTTTGGTTGACATGCCCTTAATCGCAACGACACCTAGGCTCTGACGCTCTCTCGCATATTGATACACCTCGCTCGTGTGATGCCCTCCAGAGTCAATAGCTACAATCATTGGCTTTAAATCTCGCCCGTCTTCCGACTTGTAAGGCGTTTGCAAGATCTCGTCTAGTTGCTTCCACACCTCCTTGCGTGATGGATCACCGTAAATCTTTACCCTATCGATTAGCCATCCTTGCTCCTCACGGCCCCACCCCCAAACACTGAGCGAAAGGCGGTCATCCTGTGTGTCACAACCAACAGTCAGCAAAAGAGCCTCCGCAGGCAGCACGCCCTGCTTGTACTTCTCATCAGCTGAACGCTCGCTGAGAGCGTCTGCGCCCACCTTGGACGCATATTCGTCCTCCCACGTCTCGCCCAGGACAGTGTTGCAAAATGTCTTTAGCTGCTCCGCGTCGTTTTTTGAATCAAGAAACTCTTCGACCAGAGTTGACCAGCTTGCGTTTGGGCTGTAGCTGTACGCCGCCCAAATGTGGAACGAAACATGTTTACCATTACCAGGCGCGGTGGGCCGCCACTCGCCGCGTTCAACCATCCAACGTTTCTTTGCTGCTGGGATCCATACGCCACAGCTCTCGCAGCAGTAACTAGCTGTGTCAGGGTCGTTGTCGTGCCACTTCATGTTTGGCCATTTCAGATATTGCATATGGCCACAATCTGGGCAAGGCAGGAAATAACGCCTTTGGTCGCCCTGCAGAAACATTCGCTCGATACGGCTGAAGTCTTTAACCGTTGGCGTTGACCCCGCCACGATTTTTCTGTTCCAGTAGTACTCAGTACGCCTAATCCCAAGCTTGATCTGGTCTCCCTCGGTGCCAGCTGAAGGCGGATAACCATCAACCTCATCAAATAGCACCACTCGCCTGCTGACCCGCCTGAAGCCACGCGGACTGTTAGCACCCACCAGACTCAGGCTCCCCCCTGGGAACTGCTTCTGCAGGATCGTGTTAGCTCCGTCTTTTGATTTGGCCTCGCTCACTACACCTTTAAGGCAAGGCGTGTCACGCAACATTGGCGCGATCTCTTCCTTCGAATAGCCCTGTGCATCCTCAATCGTGGGCTGCACA